TACAGCATTAAAATTTGTATTTGCCCATGCCCATTCTGATGCGTGTACATCTTTAGGTTTTTGTCCAATGTCCTGATACATTCTAAACCACATAGGCAGTTGTCCACGTTTTACCCACCAAACTTCGCCACCTAGTTCTTGTATCATATTTGCTTCATTTTCAAATCTTACATCAGGTATTACCCAATTAATCTGTGGATTGTCTTTAAGTTTCTTTTTAACTAAACTGACCCAGATGCCATCATAGAATCCATCTCTCATACACTCTGTACCAAACTTTTGCAATACAAGTCTTGGAGTCACTTCATGTTTTAATTCCATGCTCCAGAAAGGATCCATTTGTTCACGCCATTTTCTACTTTGTTCTGTTTTGCCATCTAGTAGGTCTCTATTCCAATCAAACATTGTGGCAACACTGTCTTTAAGTTTGTCTGCAAAAGACAATTTTACAAATGAATGATCATCAACTAAATGATCTGCTATTGTGTCTTTGCCTGCTCCTATCAAGCCACATATTCCTATAATCATATTTCTAACTGTTTTGTTCCTGATCCAATTTTGCCCACAGGAAAACTATTAAAAGCCAAACTGATTCTTGCCACGTCAGCAGGTTGAGGATATACTGTGTGTTCTAACCAGGACGGAAACATCAATACGTCTCCTGGTTTAGGCATAACACCATAGTAGTCTGTGTTGTATTCGTTTTTGTTGTTTTCTTCATACGTAAGTTGAACATTTTGATGTGCAATATTTGTGTACAAATAAGGTTTCTCAAATATTATAGGTGCACAATCTGGTGTTGTTTCTATGTAGTACACACCACTTATTACACTGTTAGGATGTGAATGCTTGTATATTTGTTCGCCTTTGTTGTTCCTGTTAATCCAACTTGTTGTGATTCTAAACTCTTCTTTTATGCCTAGTACATCTTTTGTAAAATGTTTTAAACTTTTTTGTATATTTGCTTTCAGCGATTTTAATTGTGGAGTATCCAATAAATGCATACCTCTATTTTCTGGTGGCAAGTGGTCATCTGAATGATCTGTACCAACACTTTGTGGTGGGAAATCTAATTCTCTTATCCATGTTTTCTGCAATACATCCAATTCACCTATTGATGCTTTGTATAAAGGCACGGAGAATAATGGAATCATTTGATGTTGCATATCATACGATAATACAACAAAAATACTAATATGTCAATATGGAATTAACCAATTAAGAATGAATAACCTTGACCACCTGCAGTTTGGGTTTTGACTTCTAATTCAAGTCTATCCATTTCTGCCTGTGCTTCTTGTTTTAAAGTGTCACCATTTAATGAAGTGCCACCTTGTGGTCCTGCTATTGTGTTGAATTTACTTCTGGCTTCACCAAGCATAAACTTACATTTTGCCAAAGTGTAATCTTTAATCCATTTTTTTGCCAAATAATCTTTGAATAATTCTGTATCTGGTCTGTGCATATACACCATCATTAACACTTTTTCATTTGCTCTTGGTCTTTGTAGAATAGTCAATTTTTTTGTTGTTGTGTTCCATTTGAATTCAATAAATGAACCAAACATACGTCCTACTAGTTCTTGGTATTGTGAAAACATATTATAAGTTGCTACACCACCCATATTAGAACTGGCTAAAAGATATGTGTTTGTGTATGCTAAATTGAATGGTTCAAAGATTGTACCACCATCTCCACCACCCGATCTTGACCCAATTGATCTTCTGAATATTTGACGTACTTCTATTATTTCATTAGCAAGGGTGTAATCGTTGACATCATTTTCAAGGGGCAAAAATATGTAACTTTCTTCTACTGAATTGTCTGCTCTCTGTCTAAATCTGTCTAATGAATCCTGTAATGCTGTTTCGTAGTGTGAAGGATCCAGTTCTACATCTACCATTCCGCCACCTAGCGAATTGAATACGTAGTCAAATACCTCTTGTTTTTCTGTGGTTAAATTGCTCATTTATAATATCCTTACTGATATTTATCAGTAGTGACCATCCGATAAATATAACAGTATGCCTAGATTAAGTCTATATAAACCCGAAAAAGGTCATGATTACACGTTTTTAGATAAAACAGTAGCAGAAATGTTCACTGTTGGCGGTACTGATGTCTTTGTACACAAATACTTAGGACCTAAGAATCCAAGTGAGGATGACGCCACAGCCGCTCAACCTAGATATAACGCAGTAAAAGAAACCAACATTCAGGATATGTTGTTCCTAGAAAATAGGGATAGAAAGTATGACCCTGATGTGTATAAACTTCGTGGAATTTATAATGTTTCAGACATAGACTTTGATATGAGTCAATTTGGACTTTTCTTAGCCAATGACACATTGTTTATGACAATACCAATCACTTCAAGTGTAAAAACTTTAGGCAGAAAAATTATGCCTGGTGATGTATTTGAATTACCACACTTGAAAGACGAGTATGCATTAAATGATTTCCAAGTTGCACTAAAACGTTTTTATGTTGTAGAAGATATTAATAGAGCGGCAGAAGGTTTTTCACCTACTTGGTATCCACATCTTTATAGAGTAAAATTAAAACAAATTTACGACTCACAAGAATTTAAAGACATACTTGACTTACCTACAGAAGAAGGGTCTGCACAAAAATTACGTGATGTACTTTCTACATATGAACAAGAAATGCAAATTAATAATGCAGTGGTACAACAAGCAGAAGCAGATTCAGGCAAGTCAGGATATGATATTGCACATTTTTACACACTGCAAGTTGATGATAAAGGAAAACCTGAACTTGTTACAACTGATACAAGTACATTAGATGCATCCACGCAAAACACATTGGCTGATAGAGTCAATCAGACTCCAAGTAAAACTGGTTACGATGGTTACTTGCTAGGTGACGGACTTGCACCTAATGGTGAAGTATTTGGATTTGGAATAAGTTTCCCAACTGCCTCAGACAAAGGGGATTATTTTTTACGTACCGACTTTTTACCAAATAGATTGTTTAGATATGATGGTGGACGTTGGGTGAAAATGGAAGATAATATACGTCATACATTATCACAAACAGATACAAGAGCGACACAAAAAGGAACATTTATTAACAACACAAAAACTAGAAATGTTGGTGGCGAAACAGTTAAAGAAAGACAAAGTTTATCAAAAGCATTAAGACCTAAGGCGGATGAATAATGAAATTAAAAGAGTTATTTGGCATAGTTGGGATACCAATGGATCATACAGCAGGGCCACAAGGACTCAAAAAGGTAACTAAAAAATATATGGGAAAAGTAAGAACATATTACGCACCTAAAAGTAAAAAATTTAACGAGAAAAATAAAGAGAAAAAATAATGCAACATTTTTACGATGGACAAATTAGAAGATATATTACACAGTTAATTCGTCTATTGAGTAATTTTTCATACAAAGATGGTGATGGTGCTCTTAGACAAATACCAGTGATGTATGGAAATATTACAAGACAAGTTGCACACATCATAAGAGATAATTCTGAAAATAAATTACCTTCTGTTCCAAGAATGGCGGCATATGTACAAGGCTTAGAAATGGATAGAACAAGAATTGCAGACGCAAGTTTTGTTAGTAAAATACACATCAGAGAACGTGCATATGACAGTAATAACAAAGAATACTTAAACACACAAGGTAAAAATGTTACTGTAGAACGTTTAATGCCTACACCTTACACACTAACAATGAATGTTGATATGTGGACAAGTAACACAGAACAAAAATTACAAATCATGGAACAAATCATGATGTTGTTTAACCCTAGTTTAGAAATACAAACTACGGACAATTATGTAGACTGGACAAGTTTAAGTGTTGTTGAACTAACAAACATAACATTTGCTTCTAATACAATTCCAACAGGCACAGAAACAGAAATAGATGTTGCATCAATGACTTTCACAATGCCGATATACATCAGTCCACCTACAAAAGTTAAAAAGTTAGGAGTTATCACTCATATTATAACAAGTATATTCAACGAAAGAACAGGAAATATTGATTTAAGTGAAACAATGCCTGAACTAATGGCATATCAAGATGATTACGAAAAAAGTATTAAAGCAGATATTAGAGCAAGTGCAGACGGCACTATTGATTCAAGTGTTGCAACAAGAAAAGATACAAGTTCTGTACAAGGAACAACAGGCACACAATTTGATGTGTACGTGTTAAACAGTGTAGTACAAATTATAGATAAAGGTGTAATTGGTGGAATAGTATGGGACGGATATTTAAATGTAATTCCAAATTTCAAAACTGGATTAAGTCAAATATCTTTACATAGAGAAGGAATAGATGTTCCAGTAATTGGTACAGTTGCAGTCAACGAAACCAACCCTTTCCAACTTTTAGTAACTTGGGACGAAGACACTATTCCAACTGACACAATAATTGTTGGCCCAGTAGATACGAGAGGATCTGTAGACTTTATTGTTGATCCAACAACATACAATCCATCAAGTGTGAAACAAAATGGAAAAAGACTATTGTTATTAAAAGATATAGGCAGTGCTTCAAATGTTGATGGTGCAGATGCTTGGAAAGGCATCAGTAATATTGATTTGGTAGCAGGTGCTAATGACATTGTTGAATGGAATGGTACCAATTGGGAAATTATTTTTGATTCAAGTGCAAATCCTGATCCAGGTGACAGCACATTTATACCTTCATACATTACCAATTTAAAGACGGGTGTGCAATACAAATGGAATGGTAGTGAATGGTTATTATCGTTCGAAGGTGAATATCGAAAAGGCACTTGGAAGATCTCTTAGTCACATAATTAATTACATGAGCAGTAAAATAACCGGGTGTGGAGCACTCTTCTACACTTTAGACACACAACGTTTCTTGTTGTTGCATAGAACACAGAGTAAACAAAATCAAGTATGGGGATTAGTTGGTGGCACAACTACCAATGAAAATTTATGGGAAGGTCTCCAAAGAGAAATAAAAGAAGAAATTGGTGAACAAAAAATTGTAAAAAGAATACCCATGGAAACTTTTATTAGTAATGATGAAAACTTTTTGTATCATACATACATTTGCGTTGTTCAAAATGAATTTATTCCAAAATTAAACACAGAACACGATGGCTATGCTTGGGTAAGTTTTGGTCATTGGCCTAAACCTTTGCATCAAGGATTACGTAAAACTATCCAAAATAAAAATAATCAATTGAAATTGGATACAGTGTTCAAAATGTTAAAATTAATGCAATGATTAAAATAATTGGTGATGTAATGCTAGACTCCTGGATTGAAGGAGACTGCGATAGAGTCAGTCCTGAAGCACCAGTCATTGTACTCAAAGAAAAAACTAAAGACTTCAACGTTGGAGGGGCAGGAAACCTCGCTTTAAACCTGTCAAACTTGGGCACAGACACGTGGCTATATGGTGCCGTGGGCAAAGACATTGCCGGGCACAAAATCATTGAAATTTTACTGCAAAATAACATATCGTCACGTGTTTGCCAAGATGCAGAAATGACCACAACCAAAACAAGAATGGTGGGACAAAATGGTCAACATCTGTTAAGAGTAGACAAAGAACAGTCATATACCAAAAGCACAGTTGAAGATGAATTATTAAAAGACCTTGTAGATACTGACACAGTTTTAATCAGCGATTACAATAAAGGAGTTATACAAAAAGATACAGTGCAAAAAATTTTAACAAAATGTAAAAATGTTTATGTAGACCCAAAGCAAGGATTCAGTAGATATATTGGAGCATTTTTAATAAAACCAAACATGAAAGAATACGAGGCATGGTTTGGCAAATTCAACATAGAAATTGCACAAAATAGATGCAAATCAAATTTATGGACTTGGTTAATTGTAACTGACGGTGCAAATGGCATTCATGTGGTAAGCAAAGATTCTTACAAACACATAAAAGGTGATGCAATAGAAGTATCAGATGTTAGTGGTGCAGGTGATTCTGTACTTGCCATTA